GTCGGTATGTTTGTGGTATGAGTACCTACAAGTTTTCTATTGATGTAGTATTTTACAGTATCAGTAGATGTTCCTTTTGTAGCAACAAAACTAACAGTAACATTTGTGTCATCAGCAAAATCATCTGCTGTTCCTGACAAAGTTGTGTCAGTTTCTGTACCGCCAGACTCAGAAATTAAATGAGGAGTAGCATCTCCATCATCAATTTGGAACCCGATTCTATTAGCAGCAGCTAAACAGTTTTCTGGATTAGTTGCAAAATTTTCACAAACACCAATAAATAAATCCATTTGGTCAGCATCGGACATAGAAAAACGAGCTTCAAAATAAAGTTTTTCACCAGCAGTAGAAGGTAAAGCAAATATTTCGTTACCTTGAATAGAACTACCATCGTTATCAGTTGTTGCCTGAGAAGAAAGTTTTACTGAACCATTTAAAACATCAGCATCTATTCCAACAGAAGCACTTGAATCTTTTACAACAGTCCAGTCATTTGTATTATCAAAAGCTACGCCAGTAAAGTCATCCATATAAACAACCTGATCAGGCCACGCTTTTATGTTTAAGTTTTCTAATGTAGGTCTAGCATTTGAAAATAATACTGGACCAGAGAAATGTGTTTTACCCATATCTTAGTACCTCCTAACGAAAGGGTTTGCTCTAGAGTCTTCGTTAGCGTCTGCTCGGCCAGTCGCTAGAGCTGTTAATCCGAGATCAATTTATAATACATAAAAAAAGGGTGACACGCAAGTCACCCTTTTATTTAGTCTAACTTTTAAGAAAGTTATGCTCCAGGAGAGCCGAATACACAACGAGGATCGGATACACCAAAACTGTATCTTTCTCTTGCTTTGTATCTAACATTTCCTGTATCAAAATCACCTTCCATAGATGTTTTGATAGCCGCTCTTTCAAAATGTTTGAAACCGTTAGGAGCGTCTGTTTTAATAAAGAACGCATCCGTATCAGTTAAGAAGTTATTTACTACATATCCATCAGGTAACATACCCATATTTCTCATAGCATTAACATCATTATCTGAAGTTCCTGGTCTCAAGTTTGTTGCCATTAAACGCTCAGCTACAAATTGCAACGCAGAAGGAATAATAAGTTTTCTTCCTTGTAGAGCAATTTTCAAGCCTCTTTCATCAATAAATGCAGCAATATCAATTAATGATTGCTCCAATGATGTTTCGTTTAAATCAGCAGCAGTAGTCAACTCATTTCTAAAGTTACCGCCACCAGTAGTAGGATGGTCTGTAGCACAAAGCTCTTTTCCATCTCCATAAGTGACTGTACTATCAAATGCGTTGTTTAAAACAGCCGCAGCTTTCACTTGTTTAGTATTCGCCATAGACCTTGCTAACGCACGAGTGTAACGACTAGAAAGACGATCATAAAGATTATCTTCTACCGCTTCCTCGGTGATAGCAAATGCTAACGCAATAGTCTCATGAGTATAACGAGCCGTGAATGCTTCGTTTGCAGAATCAAAAGAAACCGCAGCACCCTCTCCTTTTACAGGAGCCTGTCCAAAACCAGCTAACATTACTTCTTCCTCAAAAGCTCGATCAGAAGTTTCTGTTTCGTAGATTTCAGCGTGTTGGTTGTCGTATCTATCATACTCAAGTCCAAATAAAGCGTTTAGTCCTGGTTCTAGTTCTTTTAGAAGTTGTGATCTAGTTATTGCCATTACATTCCCTCCTATATACCAGCACCAGTACCGTTAGCATTATAACGATAAAAGTGATTGTTTAACATTACTATTACTTTTCTACCAGCAGCAGTAGCATCTGCGTTTGAGGGTGAATCCTCAAAACCAACAACTCTCATATTAAGAGTGTTAGTTGTATTCAGAGTACTAACTGCTAACTCAGCTGAGGATTTACCAGTAGTGTCGTCTCCTGATGTTCCACTAGAAAAGTTTGCATTAGCGTGAACTCCTGCTTGAGTCATTGCTGCATCCGCATTAATCAAAAACAATTGATCTGGATGTGCAGCGATCAAAGCAGTTGCCGCAGTAGATGATTTTACAGAAGAAGTTCCAGGCCACTTATTAGCGAACTTGACGTCTCCATTTAAATCAGTATACTTGCAGCCAATAAACGCTCCGAGTAGAGGAACAGTACCACCAGCGGCAGCTCCGACAATATCTAACAAACCATTTGCTAGAGGAATTACTGGGGTTCCTTCATAAATCGTACTTGAAGTACCAGCAGTTCCTGTGGTTTGTATATCGAATGTCATCACACCATTTGAGTTTGTTCCCGCACCGAGCATCTTATAGGGTCTAAGCCCAAAAGCAGCATCTATATTTGCCATTTTCTCGATCCTTTCAAATCAAATTAATATTAATCAGAGGCTTTTTTGCCTCCAAAAGTTATTTTACTCTGCCTTTCAGGTTTACTGATTGGCATTGATGGATGATTTTCCCTCATTAAATCATTATCGACAGCGGTCATTTGATCCTCAGTCTTTTTTTCAAAAAACTTTTTTCTCTCTTTAGCTGATTCAACTGGGAATCTTGCCAAAACTAATCCACCCACACCAATCACTCCAGCGTGTTTGCCGTCTTGAATAGTGGGAGCTTCAAAATCTGGGTATTCATCTGCACGAACAAGTTCAAAGCCTTCGCGTAGGCGAGCAGAAAGATTCTTTTTATCATCGAAACCCATTACAGATTCTCTTATCCAACGATGAATAAATCCTTCAGGTGCGGGTGGTGCGTCTAAACTAGACGGAGGTCTCCAAGGTTTTCTTCGAGACTGTTTTTCCCTAGTTTGGGAAGTGCGTGGTGTTTGATCTACCATAGTAGTTTCTCCTCACGAATTAGTGTTTACATTTCGCTCAGCTTGTAGTTTTAATACTTGCTTTGCGTATTGTTCTGGTGAGACACCTAATTTCCTAGCAATCGCTAGTTCAGAATGTGTCAACTTAACTGATTTCTTTTTTGCATTACCAGAATTTCTATTTACTGAAGCAACAGCAGGACCTGAATTTTTTGTATTCGGTTGTTCTGTAGCTTCTTCTTTAAATTTTTGAGGCCATTGTTCCCTCATTCTCTTATCCATTTCTTCATAATATTCATCAGAAGTACCATCATATCCCTCTGCTTGTATAAGTTGTTTATGAATATTAAAAGCTGTAAGAGTCATAGGTTCATCCGATCCAAACCACTTATTCTTTTCTCCCCAAGCCAACGCTTTAGGGTCAGGCGGTGGTTGTTGAGGTTGTTGAGGTTGTTGAGGCTGTTGAGGTTGCTGAGATTGTTCAGCGTATACACCTTGTTTATTTTGTTTTTCTTGCTCTACATTTTGAACTGTTTGGTTCATTATTTGTTGAGCTTTTTCACCCTGTTGTTGCGGTTGTGGAGGTAAGTTTTTACTATAAGCCTCATCTAACTTTGCTTTCAGCCAGCCATGTAATTCGTCTGTAAGTAA